CGTACCCAAGCCAACCTGCACCACAACGTCAAACTCGCTATGCCACTCTCTAGGGTCAATCGGCACAAAGTTATTACGAAGGCGAATAATACGCGGTTTCTGGTCATACTTAGTCACCAAATGTAGGATGCCCTTGAACAAGTCCTTGACACCAGTTTCAGCCATAGTCCGTGCGTAGCTCTCCAGCTTTACCTGAGCGCCGCGAACTGTCGCGCTAATAGCAGAAGCTGTAGTGCTTTGAAGGGCGTTAGCATCCAGACCTTGAGAAGCCTTGCTCATGCCCGTGCGCTGTTCCTTCAGATTGTCGATGTAATCCATCAGAGGCCGCACTTCACCGCCTACGGGTGTGCCGCTAATCGGCTGAATCATGCCAGCCTGACGCATCCTGATTATCCCGCCTGCTGTCCCATCCAATACGTCATCAATATTTACCTGCCCCTCGACAATACCCATGCGGGGTAGGGTGCTGGTATATACGCTGTCGAGGTACTGACGTAGCAGGGTAGACTTAATAACCTGCAAGTCCTCTGTCATGTCATAGATAGAACGCCCGATAAGGCGATGTGGCATCATAATCGGAGTGACAACCGCAAATGGCACATGGTCAAATGGCTCATTGTGCAGTATCTCATCCGCGCCCTCGCCAATGGCACAAATGCGGCGAAGCTCGGCAATCCCATCGCCGTCATAATCCACGCGCATTACGCACTCATAATAAATCACCTCGGCCAGTGTCGGGTCAGCCGCATCAATGCCTGTATTCGCCTCAATGTCCTGAAAGCGGTTTGTGCGCTCCTCATCAACATCTAGGCTATAAGAGCCTGCATACTTCTCGACCACATCGCGGTCATAACCCATAGCAACTAGGTCGGAGACAGTCATCACTGTGCGGTGCGCCACAAAGTGAGCGTCCTCTAATGAGGTAGCTCTGCGGTTTACCAAGAACTCCTCTGGCGGCACGTTCTCGATTTTAATCTTGCCCTTAGATTCCTTGACCCGAACTTTCAGGCTGTAAGACATATTGACGGCAACCATATCGCCCATCATGTCCTCTTCATAGCCCTCAGCCTGCTCTTCAATAACGCCGATAACTTCTATATCGGGGTTGCTAAGAAGGGCGGCTAACTCAGTCTCGTTCAGGTTTTCGTATTCTTCCTCGCGGATGTCCTCTTGCTCGTCATAGTAATATTTCACAACGCCCAGACGGAAAAGCAACGCATCCTTGAACCAGTTATACAGGACTTTGTAGCCCTGATTATCGTGGTTGATAACGTAATTCACATAGTCAGATATTTGCTCGGCGCGTTCAGCATCCTCGCTTGTTCTCGCATTGAAGCGCACATATTTATCGTTTGACGTAAAGACGCGCATAAGGTTGGGCATGATAGCCTCAACTGTATCAGACACTTCCGTGCTGACCACTTGGGAGCGCCCCTCGACTTCATTGCCCATAGGTTCGCCAAGGTAGAAGTCCATAGCGCGAATACGCTCTTGACTGAACTCTTGGTCAAAGTGGTTCAGGCTATCGCGTATCTCAGACGAAACAATGCTGTTAAGCTGATACTCGTCCATTTCTTCGGCCATTTTTCTTTCCCTTTGGCTTTGCCTTAGTGCCATGCAAACACTTGGTCTGCGCGTCACACATCTTGCGAGAGACACAACCAGAGCATCTCTCGTATGTTTCTGCCACCTCTTCTACCTTACGCACCTTGGCGCGGGGTGGCCTTCTCATTACCCGTACTACGTCCATTACTTATCGCTTGAGAAGTTTCCTGTAACGCCGTTGTAAACCCTCTTTGGGCGGCGCTTAGGGGTCGGAATGTTGGCAACCATCTGGCCACCCTCTTCGCGGTACATACCCTTGTTGATTGCCGCTTCGTTCCGCATACCCATGCTTGGACGCGGGGCAGGTGTGCCGATATTTACCTTCTTGCCTTTGCCGTAATTCATTTCTTAGCCGCCTTCTTTTTCTTAGGTTTTGTCTTGCCTGTCATGCCAATGCCACTGCTGGTCATAACTGGATGAGATACAGGCTCTGGTAATGTAACAGATACGCCGCCCTTTTTGTAGGCTATACAACGCTGTTGCGGTTTGCAACGGTGCGGGTATGGGCAATGCTCACATAAATTCATTTTACTTTCCTTATATTCGTGATATACTTAGCCTCTATTAAAGGAGTTAATAATGGAACTTTCAAAAAGAGAGCTTGTCATGTCTTTAGTCGAGAGATTGGCAACATCAGATAATGAGAATACCGAAGAGCTTTTGAGGCAATTAGATATCATAGATAATGTTATCTGCGAAATATTAGACATAGATAAATCTCAATACCCTTCTTACATCGTTCAATAAAGTATGCCTAGTTTTTGTCCTTCATCGACAAACTGGCTTATTCTGTCCGCGTATCTCGGTGTTACAGGCTGTCTGGCAAAAGTTGTTGCCATCGTTAAAGAGCGCTGGTCACCTTCTACGGGCTGATTGTTTCTTCGCCTTGCGGCGAGATAGTCTGGCGCGGCAATCTCAAATGGTATTTTGCCATAACCTAGCCTTCCCATATAGGAGACATCAGGGTTGTCAAATGTCACATTATAAGTTGTGTGACCAGATGGCCTTAACCCAGTTATAGGCGTTGGAGCATATAAAAGAGATTGCCCTATCAATCCATCAGGTAGCCCAAGAAACTCCTCTTGAGTTGATGCTTTTCTGACGCTGGACATATCTGGAAATCCAGCTTTTGTAAATTCCTTGTTCCTCAAAAGGTCGGTAAAAATCATTCTCAAGCCACCGTCACTAATGAGTTGCTCCTCAGCTTTTTCATCTTTGATACCAGCCCATTCAGGATATTTTTTTCTCACCCTATCATCAAATGCCTTGATATCTTTTTCGTCTATTTTAGAATTGTCTATCATTCTTTTGGCTATCTGAGAAGTTTGAGAAGAAAAACCGTCAGACCTTGCGCCCATCATCATGGTGGAAAAAACAGGCTCGTTACCGCCTTCTAAAACTTGGTTTTGCCTTTTTTTAGCGGAGTTCATAGGCCGTATATCGGATGCCCAATTACTTGTCTGTCTGGGGTAGTACAAGCCGCCTTCAGTAAGCAACGCTTCACTCAGAGGAACATTGTCAACAGATTCAACCAGCTTGTTTATCGAGGTTCTGTCCGCTGGAGTGAAAATAAGCTCCTTGCCTATCATGTCTTGGATATCAACATCTACTATAGGCGCTAAACCACCGACATCTGTTTGCTGGGATGTCATAGATGTGTACGGCTTATCACTAGGTTTAGAGCCGCCTAAGTCGGTAAATTTTTTCTTGTCTGTAACTCTTACTGGGTCAACATACTGACCCCGCGCAACTTCCAGCATACGCTCTATTTTTGCCCGTGGCACTTCATCCAATAAACCGCCATAGTAACCACCACCAGCACCCAGCATAGACTGACCAGCTTCTGCCGCCGCCATGCGCTCTGGTGCGCCTGTCAGCAAACCGCCGCCAGTTATCAAACCAGCCACGTTCATAGCCTCTTCCATAGGGTCACCGAGTTCGCCAGTGTAGGCTCTATAGGGGGCAGATACACCGCGCATAGCGTTCTCGCCGTACATCTGCATAACTTCCGCTAAAGCGCCAAAGCCATCATCTAGCCCATACTGAACTGGCTCATCCATAAGGATGTTGCCATAGCCTACGCCTTGCGGCTGGAAATTACCTAGCAGACCTTGCGCCATTATGCTTGCCTTTTCTTGCCACTAGCGGTTGTTGACCAATTCACGCGCTTGCTACCCGTTTTCTTGGACGCTTCCTTCTTGCTAATCTTGCTTGCAACAGCTTTAGGGCGGCAGGCAGGGTAATCCCGCTTATCACCCTTACTGCGACCACATGGCTTGCCCGTCTTAACGTCAACCCACTTCTCGCCAAACCATTTGCCTAGACCAGCCTGTGCAGGCATTACGCTTTCCTTACACGGTTATCTGAGCCGCCCCACTTGCCGCCCTTGTCCTTGTACCACTTAGCCGCATACGCATTAGCGTAAGCCGAGGGGTAAACCTTGTACTTACGCTTAGCCGCCGCTTTTGCCTTAGACCAAAGTGCTGGGTCTTTTGGCTTACTTGCCGCCACAATAGCGGCCTGTCTTTGTTTTGCCTGAAGATTTCTTAGCCATAAAACTCTCCTGTTTTGCTGATAATACCAGATTTACGTTTTGCTATAAAGGGCTACCACTTGCACTTGTCAGCCCAATACGCCGCCGACATTTTGCCCTTGGCAATGTTCTTGGCGTGGCGGTCTTTAAACGCCTTCCGCT